GGCAATTGACGCTGACAGTCTCCGCATTTCCAACCCTGTTGTGCTGCTACATACTTCTTCTTGGTTTCACTCACACTGCGCTTGCTAGAATTCTTCCCGGAATTGAGGATGCGGCGTTCGGATGCGCTGCCACCGCCCCCCAACGACGGAGTTGTTCCCATCGCGCTACTCATTGCGCGGCCAATCGCACTGCCACTACTCGCGCGGCCAATCGCGCCGCCACTCGCTCCGCTCGTTTGACCGCCCATCGCACCGCCGTCGTTCGGGGATGGACCCCCCGTCATATCAAAAAACGGCGTTATCATATCCGCCGTCCCCTTGCTTATCGGCATATACTTAATGATGTCATTGGCGTGGTACATCAATTGCCTAGAGTTTTCCGGATTACGGCGTAAAAAAATGAAGAGCGAGAGACCGACGAATCCAAATGTCGCCATTTTAATCCACTTTTGATTGCTCTGAAACATTTTCGTCAGGTGCCCGTCATAGTATGTGTTAACGATAAGGAATGCGGCTATAATAAAAACGATATACTCGGCCTTTACCATTGCGCGCGCGTGTGTGTGTGGTTATATATAGCAGCGAATAATAACACCGGAATAAACCGGTTCCGGTTCACCGGAATAAACCGGTTCACCGGTTATGGTAATAATACGCCGCATATCCCAGTCCCGCCACCACCAGTATATACACAAGCTTCTCTCGGTATTTCAATTCCTCCAGGATTTGTATAGGTTTCGGGCGATAGTGTAAGTAATATCTCTCAAGTGCGTCGTGTAGCGACATCTCGTCCTTCATAAGCAGCACATTATACCTATTATGAATGAAATGGACCCACTTGATAAACGAATCGCGGCTATCTAAATAAGGTGTCACCGGGTATTTATCCAACATCCGCGCAAACTCCGACGACATTTCGGGGTCAGGAATCAGCATCGGAAAATTCTGGATGAAGTCGTAATATTTCTTACGCGTTACATCATTGACATGGTCGGGGTAATTCACCGCCGCAGTCATTAAAACAAACCAGTATTGTGGACCCCATATCCTCGCGTCCAATTTTAGCATTAGCGTGCCTACAATGAAATGACATAAAAACAATAACAGAATTACGGATAAGCGTATTGTAATGGAAGCGAAAGAACTCGACGCGGAGGCGGAGGCGGAGGCCGTGGCCGTGGCCGCGGTAAAACTAAATAACCCTAAATCCGCATTATCGTATTTGGAAATTAGCCAAATACGGAATCATAAACACGTGCCGGTAGTAGCACCCGCAGCACCCGCAGCATCCGCAGCATCCGCGGATAAATATTTCTGTAATAACTGTAATCGTAACAATCACGTGTATAATAATTGCCGCGCACCCATTACAAGTATCGGCGTCATCGCATTCCGATGTGGCGAAACGGGCCCCGAGTTCCTTATGATACGCCGACGGGATTCATTCGGATTCGTAGACTTCATTCGTGGCAAATATTCTCTCAACGACGAAGCGTATATCCAGCGCATCATCGACGAAATGACGTTGGCCGAGAAAGCGAACCTGATGCGACTTACATTCGACCAGTTATGGCGTCTGTTATGGGGCGAGTACACGCGTGGGAGTCAGTATAAAAATGAAGAACAGGTATCGTTTGAGAAGTATCGCCAGGTGCTTGGGGGGATACGCACAAAGGATGGGCGTGTGAAAAACCTCCAACAATTCATCGATGAATCCACGACACGATGGACCGAGACAGAGTGGGGGTTTCCGAAAGGGCGGCGGAACTATAATGAGAAGGACCTGCCGTGCGCACTGAGAGAGTGCCTAGAAGAGACTGGATATGACATTACTGTGGAGAATGTCATACAGAATATCGCGCCATTTGAAGAAATATTTATGGGGTCGGATATGAAGTGTTATAAACAGAAGTATTTCCTCGCGATGGTGGATTTAGATAAGAAACCGAAAAAAGCGCACGACATTATGGAGGTGGGTCTTATGAAATGGATGTCATTTGAAGAGTGTATTCGCGCAGTGCGACCTTACAATTTAGAAAAAATAGGGATTGTCCGTAAAATCAATAACATATTGTCCCGCTATAGAATATTTTGAGATATATTGTTCCCTTTTATTTCCGGTAGATATATAAAGGAACGCGGGGGTATAATAATACATACCTATACATAGAAATGGATGAAGAACACGAAAATGTGCCAATGGAATTGTCGGTAGCGTCGGTTGCGAGTGCGGCGCTTGCGGTGATGCCAGGGCCGGCGGAAGCAGCGGAAGCAGCGGAGGCGCCGCCGCCTGGGAAAAAAACCGCACACACGATCAAGCCGAAGCCGAAGCCGAAGGCAGGCGCCGCCGCCACCGCCGCACCCGCCGTGACCCCCCGAGAGAATATCGAAAGAATGAAACGTGACCTTGAAGAAGGGCGCAAACGCCTGTCGCCTGAAGAAATCAACAATCCATTTAGTAAGGAGTTCAATAAGCTCCTTTTAAAAAAAGAACTGCTTGAACGAGAGATGACGTTACACGACATCGGAGTATTACCGGGAGACGAAGGCGAACCGGGTCATCACGACATCGGAGTATTACCGGGAGACGAAGGCGAACCGGGTCATCACGACATCGGAGTATTACCGGGAGACGAAGGTGAACCGGGTCATCACGACATCGGAGTATTACCGGGAGACGAAGGCGAACCGGGTCATCACGACATCGGAGTATTACCGGGAGCCGCCACCGATGGTCTCTACCCCACCCTAAACGACCCCAATTTTAATACCAAAATCGCCCTTCGAAAAGAGTTCTTCGATACCAAGATGGATGTAGACAACACGAAAAGCGTGGAAGAAGAAGCCGAAATTCTCTGTAACGCGCAGATAGAGCTCGCGCCCAATCAGCAATTCGTCCGCAACTTTCTCTCGGTAGAGACGCCGTATAATAGTTTATTGTTATACCACGGACTCGGTACGGGGAAGACATGCTCGGCGATTAGCGTGGCGGAGGAGATGCGCGATTATATGAAACAGATGGGGATCACCCAGCAAATCATCGTGATTGCGTCACCCAACGTCCAAGAGAATTTCCGGCTCCAGCTCTTTGACGAACGCGAACTCCGAGAGATTGAGCCTGGAGTATGGAACATTCGCGCGTGTACGGGAAATAAATTCATTAAAGAAATCAATCCAATGAATATGAAGGGACTGACACGTGACAATATCATCAAACAAATCCGGCGCTTGATTTCGTCGCATTATTCGTTTTTCGGGTACAATGAGTTCGCGAATTATGCGCGGACACACGCGTCAAGTGTGGGGATTTCGCAGGATGACGCGGTGATACAGGAAGTGAGGCGCAAAGGCAAAGGGGCGGCAGGGGCGGCGGCGGCGGCATCGGCATCGGCATCGGCATCGGGCGCAGCGGCTCGTAAAGGCCGTAAATCCGCGGCCGACCTGGCAAAAGCCGCAGATATGGAGACCCGCGCAATTGAAACGTTGTCCGTGGTGAAGTTGCGTAAATTGTTCGCGAATACACTGATTATTATCGATGAAGTTCATAATATTCGCATCACCGATGATAACCGCGATAAACGCGTGGCGAAGATTCTGTTTCAAATCGTCCAGAAGGTCAATAATGTGCGCTTGCTGCTTCTCTCGGGAACACCAATGTATAACAGTTATAAGGAGATTGTGTGGTTGATAAACCTGATGAACTTGAATGACCGACGCGCAACGATTGATATCGCAGATGTGTTTGATGACCGCGGTAATTTCCGTTTGGATGCCGATGGTCGAGAGATTGGCAAGGATTTACTGATTCGGAAAGCGACCGGGTATGTTTCGTTTGTGCGGGGAGAGAACCCGTATACCTTTCCGTATCGTATCTTTCCGAGAGAACACTCGCCTGAGCATTCGCTTCTGGCGGGAGCAGCGGGAGCAGCGGGAGCCGCGGGCTACCCGCGAACCCAATTGAACGGACGTCATATCGAGCAGCCTATCGAGCATATTGATGTATATATGACCCAGGCGGGCGATATCCAAGAAGCAGCATACCGTTTTATTATTAGCGATATGAAGGCGATGTATATTTATAAAAAGACCGCGATGGCGCGGCGGAAAAAGGCCGTGGTGGCGGCGGCGGCGGCTGTAGAGGCCGGGACGGGAAAAGGAAAAGGAAAAGGAAAAGGAAAAAAGGCGGCCCCCGCCGCCGCCGCCGCCGCCGCAGGAGGCATCGACGAATCCACCGTCGTCGAATCCGAGGAATTCCCCTCCTTTGAAAATATGGATACTATTGGTTATGCGGCCGTCCAGCGACCCCTAGAAGCACTTAATATCGTATATCCACACCCATCTCTCATCGAGTATATGAACGACCCCAATGACGAGTTTGATATTGCGGCGTGTATCGGGAAGGAAGGTCTGCGACATATTATGTCGTATGAAGAAACGGGCAATCCTCCGATGCGCCTGAATTTCGAATACCGCCCCGAATTCACGCGTGCCTTTAAGTTGCCACGCGGTGAAACGACCACGAAGGCTTCCTCGCGCATCTTCGCGCCCGACAATATTGGGCGATACTCGGCGAAAATCAAGAATATCTGTGACCGTGTAATTACAAGCGAAGGTATTATACTCGCCTATAGTCAATATATTGATGGCGGTGTCGTCCCTATGGCACTCGCATTAGAAGAGTTAGGTTTTACGCGGTATAGCGCAGCGGGTGCGAACTCGTCGCTTTTCCGTAGTAAGCCCGTCGCAAGCATTGATGCGATTACGATGCTCCCCCAGCGCCAGCACCAGACACAGTTTCCGAACCAGCCGTTTCGTCCTGCGCGATATTCCGTGATTACTGGCGATCCCACGATTTCCCCCGACAATCTCTTTGAATTGAAGGCACTCACCAGCGAAGATAATACGCACGGCGAAAACGTAAAAGTGGTTATTATTTCCGTGGCGGGAAGTGAAGGCCTGGATTTCAAGAATATTCGCCAGGTCCATATCCTGGAACCGTGGTATAATATGAATCTCCTGGAGCAAATCATTGGACGCGCGATTCGCAATTGTAGCCACAAGCGTCTACCGTTTTCGCACCGTAATGTGGAGCTGTATTTATACGGAACCAGGCTGACGAATCCCGAAATAGAGGCGATTGACCTTTATTTATATCGTCTATCGGAGTTTAAATCCGTGAAAATCGGCGCGGTATCTCGTGTGCTCCGCACATCCGCCGTGGATTGTCTTCTCAATATCCAGCATAATACGCAGACTGCCGCGCAATTGAACCAAGTCGTGAAGCAGAATCTCTCGTCGCGCAAACAAATAGACTATCAGGTAGGCGCGCGCCCTTATTCTGCGTTGTGCGATTATATGGACCGGTGCGAGTATACGTGCCGTCCGACGTTTTCAAATGGTCGGCCGATTCAAGAACAAGAGGAGTTATACGGAATCGGGGACGACAGCGACAGCGACGACGGTGGCCAGGCACGTGACCGCCGCGGCCGAGGAGGCGATGTTCGGATGGATACTTTTAATGAAAAGTTTATGTCAATGAATCTCGATAAAATCATCCACAAAATCCGCGAACTCTACAAGGAATCCTTCTTTTATAAGAAAACGGGGCCGAACGGAATAATCGCGCACGTAAATGCTATCCGCCAATATCCCGTCGCACAAATCAACCTTGCGCTCACACAAATGGTGTCTGACCCCAATGAATACGTCAACGACAAATACGGGCGTCTTGGGCGCGTTGTCAATGTCGGCGATTATTACTTATTTCAACCCATCGAGCTTACCGATAAACGCATCAGTATTCACGAACGAAGCACACCCGTCCCTTATAAACATACTGCGGTGGAATATCCTCTTCCAGGAGAAGTGACGGAAGATTATCTGAATATTCGGAAGGGTGCGGCGGCGGTGGCGGCGGCGCCGGTCGTCCCTAATAAGAAGATTGTGGATAAATTGAAGAAAGAACACGCACCCGTCGGACCCACCGCACCCGTCGCACCCGCCGCCGCACCCACCGCACCCGTCGCACCCACCGCACCCACCGCACCCACCGCACCCGCAAATGAAATAGATGACTTTATTGTCACACTTTCGGACACATTCGAAACGTGTAAAACCGTATATGAAAAACCGACGAAGGAACAGGATGAATGGTATTATTATTGTGGGAAGGTCATCGACCAAATCTCTCAAACAGACGAATTTCAAACGACGAAGGAACAACTTTACACACTCGTAATTGCGAACCTTTTAGAGCACTTGTTCTTTGATGATAGTCTTAAACTCATTAATTATTTATATGAAAAGAATAATTACAGTATGACTGCGATAGGACCAGCGGGCCTCCGACCACTTACTCCATTTGAGCGAATGATGTTGAATTATTACGAACAGCACGTGATAGATAGACCGCTGGTCGGGAGACGGGCGGCTGCTGCTGCTGCTGCTGCGGCGCTTGAAGGGTCGCATCGCCTCCCCAAAGACCAAGGTCTCCTCTTATTTCACGAGAAAAAAGAAGAACAATATGCGCTAGTCGTCTTACGATATGAAACACGAGAATGGGTGCTTGCTGAACCGGAAGATGAGCGCGATTTTACACTTCTTTTAGGAAAACTCCAGACAGACCATATCCAGAATATGAATATGCTTGTCGGGTTCGTATCTTTTTTTAAGAAGGAATATCTTATTTTCAAGGTTAAAAATATGTCAAAGAAGCGCGATAAGGGTGCGCGATGTGACCAATCCGGTAAAACAGATACCATCACCATTATCAATAATATTCTTACGATGAATGCGACCACCCGGGGCGACGAGTATAAACTCACGATTGAAAACACCAAACAGCGAACCCAAAAAGAACTGTGTGTGTTTCAGGAGTTTTTATTACGCGCATTCAATGCGAACCGCGTAAATGGGCGCAAATGGTTCTTCGCACCAGGAGAAGCATTATTGTGTAATATTGAACGATTGTAATGGATATAATGGATATAATGGAAAATAAAGTATAATGTTATAGTAGTATTTATCGTCCCATTATAATGTCAACATTGAATATTCCAGCTCCATTGCCTCTGCGACGTTCCGTCGCTACCATTTCAAAATTCGCGGCTCCCGCGTCCGGCGGCGTCCAATCCAAAGCCAGATACGGTATTTATACCACTATTTTACTCACACGCAAATTAGAAATACCGTTCCGTATCATTGGCCGTAATGTAAAAGACACACTAGAACATATTCTCTCGAAAATCGTTGAAGGAAAGTGTATGGCGGAAGGTTTCATCCGCCCGGGAAGTGTGAAAATTCTCACATACTCCAACGGATATTTATACGGGAAGAACGCGATATTTGACGTAGTATACGAATGCCAATCGTGCTCTCTTGTCGAAGGTGTCGTATTTACGTGCGTGATTAAAAATATCAGTCTCGCGGGTATTCGCGCGACCTTGAATGAGCCCAAAACACCGGTGGTCGTTTTTATTGCGCGAGACCATCATTACGACCGCGCGGATTTTACACGACTTCAAGAAGAGGAAGAAATACGTGTGCGCGTTATTGGCCAGCGGTTTGAGATCGGGGATGAGGCCATTTCAGTGATTGGCGAACTCGCTTAAATTGCGACGTGGTATTTATAGTATTTACAATCTATAGTATTTACAATCTATAGTATTTACAATCTATAGTAATCATTGTAATGGACCACGTATTCACGTGCCTTCATTGCCACGAACCGTTTGTCGTTTCTCATAACGATTTCAATTGCCGTATTTTACGCCACGGGGTCTACAAACACAATCTTCAACCCATCAATCCTCACGCAACAAAAGAAGAATGCGACGCATTATTGCGCGATGGGACTATTTATGGTTGCGCAGGACCACTTCAAATCACCGCGTCGTCGTCCGTGTCGTCGTCCGCGTCGTCGTCCTACGACATCCGTATTTGTGATTATATATAAACCCGATTCAATAAAATTGATAAAGATATAAACATATTTCTATAATTGATATAGCTATCGTTCATCGTAATGGCGTCTGCGGCCGTATTATCTATGCCACCTGCGAAACGAACCACCATTATCCGACCTAAAAAGAAAATAGTCGAGCCAGTAGTCGAGCCAGTCGTCGAGCCAGTCGTCGAGCCAGTCGTCGAGCCAGTCGTCGAGCCAGTAATTACGGACTGCGTAGTAGAACCCTACTGTGACCCAGCACTTTTCAATAAACACCGAATCAAGCGTCGGCTGACGATTCCATTTTATAAGATAACCCGAGGTGTTAATGTAACGGAATTGTTGACAACAGAACTGGCGAAACAGTTAGAAGGACACTGTTCAATCGAAGGATATATATGCCCGTATTCAGTATCTATTTACGCACACTCGTGTGGAACATTAGCCGCCGCCAATATCGTATTTGATATTGTGGCGGATTGTCTCATATGTTTTCCAGATGAACGAACCGTTATACAATGTGTCGCCAAGACCATAACCCAGGCGGGTATCCGCGCAGGCGCCACCGGATTGATTCCAGGTCGTATATCGCCGATTGAAGTGTTTCTCT